ATGAGTGACGATCTCTTTGGTGATGTACAGGACGACAGCATTCTGGACCATATTGATGATGAGATGGAGAGTTCCCGCTTTCCGTCGTTGTTGGCCGAACTGAATGCTTTATTGCGTAAGGAGCTTGAGCGCTTTGGTTATGACCCGCGCCACTCCATTGAACTGGTCGCAGCCATCAGCAGTAAAATCGGCGGGATGCAGGTTTACTTTCCACGCGGTCAGGTGCTTGAGCAGCTCGTCAGGGATATGCGTATCTGGCGTGATTTTCAGGGTAACAACATCCCGGAACTGGTTGAGCGCTACCAGGTGACCTATAAAACAGTGTATAAAGCTATCAGGCGTATGCGCAGGCTGGAAGTAAGTAAACGCCAGTATTCTCTGGACATGGAGTGATAATAATGGTCGGTGGTATTTTAATAAACCTAGTGATTGTTGTATGTTGCTTTTGGGTGTTTTTGGATGCAGCAAACAACCATATTGGAATGCATACAGTTAAAGATGGTATTAACAAAGGTTACAGAAGTGGTTTATCCCCTATTGTTTGGGGGGCTGGTTCTTTATTGATTTTTCCATTCATTATCTATCTTTACAGGCGAAAAACACTGCTTTCTATTGCTAAGGAATACCCTGTACAAACGGATAAAAGCACTGGCTTTATAATTGTTTTTTTGATTGTATCTGCGGTGATGATTTACTCATTCAAAGATATTTTATTTATCTAGTAGAATAAAACTTAAAGGAAGCCGGTTAATCCGGCTTTTTTTATGCCTGTCACAAAATGAGAAGGAACCCACATTTACCTTCTTCCTTGTAAAAGGTGCAGGCATGACAACAACATTCTCCCCCGCGTTTTTACACGCACTCTCTTTCATTCGCGCCCGCGAAGGTGGTTATGTTAATGACCCCACCGACAAAGGCGGCGAAACCAAATACGGCATTTCTGATAAACGCGACGGTCTTGCCGATGGCAAAACCGACGTAGATGGCGACGGCAAACCCGATACCCGAATTAAGGACCTGACCGAAGAACAGGCCGGGCAGATCTATTTCCGCGATTACTGGTATCCGGCTTACTGCTCACAGTGGCCTGATGGCATCTCCCTTTTTGTGTTCGATTCCGCCGTCCAACACAATCCTAAAAAAGCGGTCCAGCTCCTGCAGGATGCGGTCGGCGTCACCGCTGATGGCATTATCGGCCCAAAAACCCGCACCGCAGTAGCCTCTGCAGATGCTGAATGGCTCCTGACTCGCTGCTTCCTGCGTCGCTCCCGTTATTACGCCGACATCATCAAATCAAATGCCTCTCAGGGTAAATACCTCAATGGCTGGTTTAACCGACTGGATTTACTGGCGAACGCCTGTCAGGAGGTCATTGGCGGTCAGGTCTCGGTTCCCCGGAGCTGAGCATGGGTAAAGGCTGGGATTCATCGTTACGTGCGGGGCGGCGCGATCGCCTCCGTCAGGAAGTGCTTCACCGGGTTGCCGGTGGCCCTCCACCCGTTCCACGCGATTACAAAGGCTGCGACGGCACTCATGCCAGTTATTACCGCAGGGGCTGGGACTCCGTCGATACACGAGACATCGTCTGGCAGTGCCAGCGATATAAGGAAAAGCATAATGTTTAAATTAAATACCGACGGGCTGATTCAGGCGTTGATCCGGGTATTTCAGTCCGGCTGGTCTGTGGTCGCTCTCATCGGGTTATCGCTGCTGGTCAGTTGTTTCTATGGCCGTCAGGCATTTGTTGTCTGGTGGCTGACGTTCTCCGGTGCCCTGTTAATAGCGGCAAGTATCTGGCTAGGAAACCTGCCTTATCGTTTACGTCAGCCTGACCGCCCGGCCCGAAAATGGGTGAGTTGTGTCTCATGGCTGATCTGGGCTTTCGGCGCTTTTCTGCTGGCCTTTGCCCCCGTCTTTGCAACCAGTCCGGTCGTCATGCTGCTTAACCCTCTCGCCGGTCTGACTGTGGTCATTCTGTATGCCTGGCTGGTTCGTAAGGAGGTAATAAATTGGATCCTGTAACGCTTTCCACTATTGCCTCCGTCCTGCTGAAGGCCGGACCTTCTCTGGTTCGCACTGTCGGCGGCTGGTTCGGCAGCGACAGTACCACGGCGAAAGCCGCTGACTCGGTGGCCAGTATTGTCGAGACCGTCAACGGTGCCATCAACCTCGCCGACCAGCAGCGTGTTCTGGAGCAGAAGCTGGCGCAGTTGCCGCCCGAGCAGCTTGTCCAACTGGAGGGCCTCAAGGTACAACTGCAGCAGTTCCAGCTGGAGCGGGACAAGGCGCAGATGGCAGACCAGCAGGCCGCACACCACGAACAGCAGGAAACCATCCGCAACGGCGACAACGCCACGGACGAATATGTCCGCCAGACCCGCCCGCTGATGGCCCGCTTATCCCTCTACAGCAGCATTGCTTACGTGATGATCATGTCTCTGGGCCAGCAGGCTGGTGCGGTGGCAGGTGCCTTTGGTCATGCGTTTTCCATGCCCGAACCGGACTGGGATATCGCGCTCATGCTGGCAACCCCGGCGCTGGGCTATCTGGGTTTCAGGACGCTGGACGGTTTCGCCCGGTACAGCAAATCCAGCAAACACAAGGTCATGGTGGGTAAATGACCAAAGCGTTTGATCGCGCCAGCGACCTTGAAATGGAAGAACGCGAACGGGCCTTAAACAACCATTTAAACCGGGTTAAAGAGCTGCCGGAGAATTACGGATTTTGTAACGACTGCGGTGCGGCTATTCCTGTAGCCCGACTTCAGGCATTGCCGTATGTCGCGACCTGTGTCACCTGTCAGTCCATCAGAGATATCAGGGGGAAGCATGGGCTGGGAAATTATTAAGGGCAACTGGGCGATCATCTGGGCTCTGTTTATGTCTGCCGTGAACGTCATTCAGCTCCTGCTGGCCAAAACCTACGTCAAACGTGAGGAGCTGGAGCTGATGCGTACCCGACTGCAGAGCATTGAGAACACTATCGCGGGGCTACCCAGTCAAAAAGACCTGCACCAGCTGCAGCTAGAAATGAGTAATTTGCGGGGTGACCTCCGCGAATTGGGCCCGGCGATTCGCCAGGTGAAACATGTCAGCGATCTGCTTCTGGAAAATGAGCTGAAGGAAAAATAAGAGGTGACGACTATGCGTGACATTCTCGACCAGGACCAGCGACTGGTTATTCTGCGATCCCTTGTCGAATGCGGCGACAGTGCCAACGAGTCGATTTTGCAGACCTGCCTGCAGACGTATGGCCATCGCGTTTCCCGCGATACGGTGCGCACGCATCTGGCGTGGCTGCGTGAGCAGGGTCTGGTCAGTCTGACGGATGTTTCCGGCTGTTATGTGGCTGAAATCACCGGTCGCGGTGATGACGTCGCCAGCGGTCTCGCCACAGTTCCGGGGGTGAAAAAGCCCCGCGCGAGGGGGTAACGATGGCTAAAACTAAACCTTACACCGAGGCACAGCGGCGTATTTTTTATCAACTGGCCGCAGTGATGGTTTGCTCAGAGATTGAGTCTCAGGTTATCGCGCCGTTTAGTGAGAAAGAGACCGGAAAACCTTATGACCGCAGCGCCCCTGATAGTTTTACCAACACGTTTCTGAACAAGAATCCTGAGTTCAGGCGTGCATTCGAAACGCTGGGCCGTGCCATCACCAGAGAGCGGAAAAACCAGCTGCAGCTGGCAAAGGCGACAAGGAGCAAACATGGCAGTTGAGAAACCGACCCGAGGGCGCCCGTCGAAAATTGACCTGCTGCCGGATGGCGTTCGCGACCAGCTGCATCAGATGCTGCGTGAGAAACGTCATACCCAGGAAGAAATCCGCGAGGCCATCAACGAACTGATTGACGGCCATAACCTGCCTGATGATATGAAGCTCAGCCGTACCGGCCTGAACCGTTACGCCAGCAAAATGGAAGAGTTCGGCGCAAAAATCCGGGCTTCCCGTGAGATGGCGGAAATCTGGGCGGCAAAGCTGGGTTCTGCGCCATCTTCTGACGTGGGTAAGCTGCTGCTTGAGTTCGTCAAAACGATGGCCTTTGAAACCTCCATGTCCCTTGCAGACGGTGCGGACCCTGTAGAGCCGAAGGCCCTCGGCCAGCTGGCACTGGTTGCTCAGCGTCTGGAAGCGGCAGCGATGGCCAGCCACAAACGTGAGAAAGAAATCCGCCGGGCATTCGCCGAAGAAGCCGCCGCGCAGGCGGAGAAAATCACCAAAAGCGCCGGTCTGTCTGCGGAAACCGCAGCTGATATCCGTCGCCAGATTCTGGGGATCGTATGATGGCCGGACCATTGTCATCGCAGGAACAGTTACGTAATCAGTCCGCCAGCGCCATTCTGGCGGGCGAGTTCGACGCGGATCAGGTGCTGCTGCCGTATCAGCGCCGGTGGATTGCGGACACGTCCCAGCTCAAGATTGCCGAGAAATCCCGTCGTACCGGCCTGACGTGGGCGGAAGCCGCCGAGGCGGCGCTCAGCGGGTCAATGTCACCGGAAGCCGGGGGAACCGACACCTTCTATGTCGGTACCACCAAAGACATGGCGCGTGAGTTTATCGACGCCTGCGCCATGTGGGCGAAGGCGTACAATCTCGCGGCCTCAGCGATTGGCGAGGAAGCGCTGGAGGATGACGACAAGGACATACTGGTTTACGTCATCAACTTTGCCAGCGGCTTCAAAATCAAGGCGCTGTCGTCCAACCCCTCAAACCTGCGCGGTATGCAGGGTAACGTCATCATCGATGAAGCAGCATTCCAGAAAGACCTCGCTGCCGTACTGAAAGCGGCGCTGGCGCTGACCATGTGGGGCTCTAAGGTCCGCTTGATCTCCACCCATAACGGCATTGAAAACCTGTTCAATACCATCATCACCGACAGCCGTGCGGGCAAAAAACGGTACTCCGTTCACCGTATTGATATTGAGCTGGCCATCAGCGAGGGGTTGTATCGTCGTATCTGCCAGGTGACGAAAAAGCCGTGGTCACCAGATGCCGAAGCGGAGTGGCTGGCGAATCTGCTGAGCGATACCGCCACTGAAGAAGACGCCCGCGAGGAATACTATTGCGAGCCGAAGAACGGCGGCGGCACCTATCTGGCCCGCTCCATCCGCGAGCGTGCCGCGCGGGGCTCCGGTCCCGTTCTGCGTTTCACCGGCACGGCAGAATTCAATGCCATGCCGGAAATCATCCGCGCACTGGATATGCAGGAGTGGCTGGATAAGGTGGTGCTGCCTGTGCTGAACACGCTCCCGCAGAACCTCCGCCACTGTCTCGGCGAGGACTTCGCGCGGTCGGGTCACCTGACGGTCTTTGCGCCGATGACCGTCAACGACGACACCACGCGTACCGTACCGTTCCTTGTCGAGTTGGCCAACGTTCCCTACAAGCAGCAGGAGCAGGCGCTGTTCTTTATCTGCGACAGGCTACCGCGCCGCGACGGTATCAAGTTGGATGGACGGGGGAACGGTAACTATCTTGCCGAACAGGCGGCGGAGAAGTACGGCGCAGAGGTGGAGGTGGTCATGCCTTCCGTCGCCCACTACCGCGAGAACATGCCGCGCTTCAAGGCTGCGTTCGAAGACGATGAGCTGGTCCTGCCGAAGCATGAAGATGTCATCAGCGACCTCGGGCAGATTGTCGTTCAGCGCGGGGTGCCTGGAATTGATGACCGGGAGAATACCGGCAGCGATGGCCACAAGCGTCACGGCGACAGCGCGTATGCGATCTTCCTTGCCTTTCTCGCCAGCAAAGAAGACTGCCAGCGCTATGAGCTGCATCGGCTTAACAAATCCCAACAGCAGCGCAATAGCGACAGTCGCCGCCAGTTGCGCATCACACGTGGCCTTAAAAATCAGCGAGGACTGCTTTGATGCTGAAGAAACTCTCCGGTGCGATCCGACGCCTGCTTAACCCGGCAACCGATGAAACCGTCTCCGTTAATGAAACCGATATGACCCAGCCCGAAGCGCGGGCCAGACGCGCCAGCGTCAGGTCGCCCTCTGCGGGCATCAGCGTGGCGAGCACCTTATCCCCGGCGAGATTAGCCGGGGTCCTGCGCAATGTGACCGAGGGAAACGCACGGGACTACTTCATCCTTGCGGAAGAGATGGAAGAGCGTGACCTACACTACGCAAGCGTACTGCGTACCCGCAAGCTGACCGTGGCCGGTATCCCTCCTGCAGTAGAGGCGGCCAGCGACGATGAGCATGACGTATTGCTGGCTGATGCTGTTCGCGATCTTGTCGAGCAGCCGCAAATCCCGGAGCTGTTATTTGATCTGCTCGATGGCCTCGGTAAAGGTGTTGGGGTCTGCGAAATTCTGTGGAGTACCCGTGATGGCTGGATGCCGCGTGATTATGAGTGGGTTGACCCGCGGTTCCTGAAACCCGACAGCGACACACTGCGCGAGTTCCGTTTGTTGACTGACGAACAGCCGGTGGACGGTATTCCCCTGACGCCGGGAAAATATGTGCTGCATTATCCCCGGCTGAAGTCTGGTTTGCCCCTGCGAAATGGTCTGGCCCGTCTGGTGGCGGTGATGTATATGCTCAAGTCCTTCACCGTGCGTGACTGGTGGGCGTTTGCCGAGAAGTTTGGTATTCCCATCGTCGTTGGTAAGTACGGTAATAATGCCTCCGATGAGCAGATTAGGACCCTCATCGATGCGATCGCCTCTATTGCATCGGATGCAGGCTGCGCCATCCCCCAAAGTATGCAACTGGAGATGCAGGAAACTGCCAGCCGCAACGGTGGTGGCGCACTGTTCAAGGAAATGGCGGAATGGTGCGACGCCCAGACCAGTAAGGCCGTACTGGGGCAGACCATGACCACCGACGACGGCAGCTCGCGATCTCAGGCCGACGTGCATGACCGGGTGCGCATGGATATTGCCCGCTGGGATGCCCGTCAACTGGAGAACACTCTAAATGAGTTTCTGGTACGCCCGTTTATCCAGTTCAACTATGGGCCGCAGGAAAAGTACCCGCGTGTGAAGCTGACTATCAGCGAACCGGAGGACCTCAAAGCCTTTGTCGATGCGCTTATCCCCCTGGTCGATCGTGGTCTGCGGGTGCAGGAATCGGAGGTCCGGGACAGGTTCGGTCTGGCTGAGCCGGAGAACGGCGCAGCGGTACTCTCACCTTCTAACAGCTTCTCCGCCTTCAGCCCTGCACCGGCACTCAACCGTGAGCAACTGGCGCTTAACCGTTCTCAGGACGATGAGATTGACGTGATGGCCAGCGAGGCGATGAAAGACTGGGAGCAGACCGGCGATGCTTTTACCAGTCCGGTGCTGCAACTGGCGAAAGACGTCGGGAGCTTTGAGGAGTTTCTGGCGCGTCTGCCGGACCTGCAGACGACGCTGGAGCCTGCCGCGTTCGTCGAGCAGCTGGCTATGCTGAGCTTTAAGGCGCGGACGCTGGGAGATGCGAATGATGGCTAAGGCTCCCGATATTATCCCCAAAGAGGCACTGGCCTGGCTGAAGTCGAAAAAGCTGACGCCGGGCTTCGATTACCGTGATGTGTGGCGGCAGGAGCACAGCATCGGTTTCACTGTGGCGAAGATGACCCAGCTCGACCTGCTCTCTGACGTCAGGGCGCTGGTTGAAGACGCGATGGCCAGCGGCCAGTCGTTCGCCGAGTTCCGGGAGGTGCTGAAGCCCCTGCTGGTGAAGCGTGGATGGTGGGGTCAGCAAATGATGGATGATCCGCTGACAGGTGAGACAAAGCCGGTGCAGCTCGGCAGCGATCGTCGTCTGCGCACTATCTACGATACCAACATGCGCACTGCCCGCAGCGCCGGTCAGTGGGACCGCATCCAGCGCACTAAGCGCGCGATGCCCTATCTGCTCTATACGCTGGGCCCGTCACGCGAGCACCGCGCCGAGCACCTGAAATGGGCGAACCTTTGCCTGCCGGTGGATGACCCGTTCTGGCTGACCCATTTCTGCCCCAACGGCTGGGGCTGTAAATGCGGGGTTCGCCAGGTCAGCAAATACGAGTACGATCAGCTACAGAAAAATGGCGTCCCGCGCAACGTGCAGCAGCTCGACGACAGCGGCCAGCCTACCGGTCACGTTGTCCGACAGACTGTACCGGTCCGCACCGAAGCGCCGCCCGTCAAACGGGTGAAGTGGGTTAACAAGCGCACCGGTGAAGAGGAGATGGTGCCGGAGGGGATTGATCCGGGCTGGGACTACAATCCGGGCACGCGCCGACAGGCTGAGCTTGAGCGCCAACTGGCCGCGAAGCAAAGCGCCTTCGACAGTGATAACTAACCGAGGCGGTAATCCGCCTCAAACGCGCTCAGGGACTTTACCGGCATTTGTGGTACGATGATTCTCTGAAAAATTCTTAAACGCGCCACGGCGTTTTTGAACGGGGTTTAAACGCGGTTCCCCGCTACGTTTCCCGAACATCTTCTTAATAAGCATGGAAGCCGGTAAATCCGGTTTCCTCTCGTTTTTCTCCGACACTGTCCGTCAGTTACCTTTAACGACGGACAGCACCATGTCAAAGCCTGCAACACAACTCGAATTTCTGGCCCTGTGCTTTGAGCTTCCCGACCTGTCGGATGCCAGCATGCCGCTGCCGGAATGGTTGCCGATGATCCCTGCGGGTACATTCACTGGCCGGGATGGCCGTTCCTGGGTAAACGACAATCCGCAGGCCTTCATTGCCACGTCCTTTCGTTACCCGACGTTGCCGTTTGATGCCGAACATTCCACTGAGCTTCTTGGCCCTAAAGGTGAAGAAGCTCCGGCTTATGCCTGGATTGATGCCATGCGCGTCAACGCTGACGGCAGCATTGACGGTCATATCGAGTGGACGCCTGACGGCGAAGCGCTCGTTCGCGGTAAGAAGTACCGCTATTACAGCCCGGCTTTCCGTCATTTCCCTACCGGTCAGGTCTCGCATCTGTCCAGCGCTGGCCTGACCAACAAACCCAACCTGTATTTACCCGCACTTAACTCGGAGAACACCATGACTGTACCTGTGCAAATTGCCACGGTGCTGGGACTGGCTGCAACTGCGTCGATTGATGACGCTGTATCGGCTATCCAGACCATCAAAAACAGTGAATCGCTTGCGCTGAACCGTGCTCAAAACCCGGACCTGTCGAAATTTATTCCGCAGGAGACGTACCAGTTGGCGCTGAACCGCGCTCAGACAGCAGAGGACCGCTTGAAGACGCTGGATGAGAAAACGGCTACCGCGCTGGTTGACGATGCCGTGACCGCCGGGAAAGTCGCGCCCGCTAACCGCGATATGTATCTGGCCCTTTGCCGTACTGAAGATGGTCGCCAGAAGTTTGAAGCGTTCGTAAAAACTGCGCAGCCATTGGTTAATCAGGACCAGTCCAAAGGCAAAGAGAACAACGGTCAGCAGACCACGCTTAACGAAACTGAGCTGGCGATGTGCCGCAGCATGGGTATTTCGCAGGAAGAGTTTCTCGCCGCTAAACCGAAACAGGAGCAATAACAATGCCAGCACCGTCAGCTGAAATTCTGCACGCGCTCTCCACGTCCCTGAGCGCCGCCTTTACCAAAGGTCTTGCGGGCGTCAAGTCGCAGTACCTGCGCATCGCTACTGAAGTGCCGAGCGGCTCTGCGTCCAATACGTATGGCTGGCTCTCGGACCTGCCGACCATCAAAGAGTGGGTCAGCGCCCGCCAGTTCGCGCAGTTGTCTCAGTACGGCTACACCATCGCCAACAAGACCTGGGAAAACTCGATCCGCGTCAAACGTGAAAATATCGAAGACGACCAGATTGGTCAGTACAGCGTGATTGCGCAGGCATTCGGTCAGCAGGTCGCCGAGTTCCCGGATACGCTGAGCTTCCCGTTGCTGGTTGCCGGTTTCAGCACCCTGTGCTTTGACGGCCAGAACTTCTTTGATACTGACCATCCGATGGCGGGCGGCACCTACAGCAACGTTGTCGGCAATATCGCGACCGACACCGGCGAACCGTGGTTTCTGATTGATGAGAGCCAGGTACTGAAGCCGATCCTTTATCAGAACCGCCGTCCCTTCAATTTCCAGGCACTGGATGACCTCAGCAATGACCACACCTTCAAGAACAATGAGTTCCTGTATGGCGTGGATGGCCGCTGCAACGTCGGTTTTGGCTTCTGGCAGACCGCCTGCGGGTCCCGCGCACCGTTGACTGTCGCCAACTATGAGGCGGCGGTGAAGGTTCTGCAGGGGATGAAGCGTGATTCCGGTAACCCGCTGGGTATCCGTCCGACCACGCTGGTCGTCGGTCCGAACAACCGTGCAGCCGCGAAGAAGATCATCGACGCGATGCTGGTCGATGGTGGTAATTCCAACATCTATTACAAGGATGTGGAAATCGTCGACAGCCCGTTCATCACCACCCCGGCGTAATCGTCAGTCTCCGTTTTAATACCGTTACAGCGGGCTTTAAACCCGCTGTGACCCACCTTTAAAGAGGATGGAACAGTGAGTGGAACGAAAGAAAAAACAGCGGGTAAGCAAAGCACTAAAGGTCGCGCTGGCAAGGTTTCAGCGCAGGAAGTGGCACAGGCTGATGCATCTGACCTGCCGGGAGTTGAACGGTCAGTCACATTGCCAGGGCATTACGTTGCGGTGGGTGCATCCCCCATCAGTGTAACCCTGGGTGACGTCGATGAATCGCTGACGCCTGAAGGTCTGGCCGCCGGTGGGGGGAGTGAGAATCTTATCGTAGCAACCCAGCTACAGACAGAATATCTGAATACCAGTCAGGGCGAAATGCGGTCTGCGCTAACTGCAGACGGGCTGGCTTCAGGTGCTGACTCATCGCCTCTCAGCATGAGCATTACACCCAATCCTGCTACCGACGATGTTGTGGTGCTGGAGGTTCGCGCCCGCTCTGAGCGTGGGTTCTTCCGCTGTGGCCGCTTCTGGCCGCGCGAGCCGGTGCATGTGTTTGTCAGCGACGATCCCGATGGCGATAACGAGGCCAATGCGCTGGAGGGTGATGTGGTGGTGGAATGTTTCATCAGCCACGAAACCGCCGAACGCCTGAAAGCTGAGCCTCATCTGGTGGTGGCGATAGTGCCGGTTCTGCAGGTGGCGGAGAAAGACTGATGGGAATTTACGTTACCCGTGATGACCTGCTGGCTGCGGACGGGTCGCTGGTCTGGACTATGGCCATCGACAAAGCGACTAACCAGCTCGACGAGACGAAGATAGCCACGGCCATCGAGGATGCCGACGCGGAGATCAACTCGTTTCTGTCAAAGCGTTATCAGTTGCCGCTGAACATCACCACCGTTCCGCGCCCGCTGCACCGGGTAGCCGTATCCATCGCCATTTACTGGCTGTCCGAGCGTGACAATCAGATCACTGACCTGATTCAGAAACGCTACGACAGCGCTATCCAGACCCTGAAAGAGATGGCGAACGGCACCCGTGACCTCGGCCTGCCGACCGACACGCCAGCCCCGGAGACCGATAACGGCAGGATGATTGTTGTCTCCGATAACAAACGCCTGTTCACCCGTAACAACCTCAAAGGGGTGTTGTGATGGGGATTTCGGTTGAGGTTATCGGCGCTGAGAAGCTGCAGCAGATGCGCATGGCCATCGAGAAGCTCTCCGACAGTTCGCTGCAGCTGGAGCTGCTGGAGAGTATCGGGGCTGTTGTGGAATCGCAGACCCGCCGCCGCATCAGCGACGAGAAAACCTCACCTGCGGGCGAACGCTGGGAGGAATGGTCTGAGGGTTACCGTAAGACCCGCAGCGGCAATCAGAGCCTGCTGCAGGGCAACGGCGATCTGCTCGACAGCATCCAGTACATCGTCGAGCGCGGCCGCGTTCGCGTGGGTTCACCACTCAGCTACAGCGGCGTTCACCAGGACGGTTTTGCAGGTAGCGTCCCGGTCAGCGCCCACAAGCGTCTCATTCATCAGGCGTTTGGCCGGGCGCTGAAGCATCCGGTCTGGCAGACCGTCGGTTCCCATAATCGCATGATGGATACTCCACAGCGCGAGTACCTCGGGCTGTCCACCGCAAACGACGATGAGCTGATGTACGTCATCGGCGACTTCTGGAAAGAGGTATTACCGTGAGTAATGAACGTCCGTCCCTGCTGACCGCCGGCTCCACGGTCTCCGCTGCTGAGAACATCGTGGCGTGGCTGAAGCCGGAGTTGCTGAACGAACCTCAGCAAAACAAGCCTGACCGCGTCAGCGTTATCGAGCGCCATATCGGTCAGTTCAGCACCCCGGCTGAGGTCAAAACCTACCTGACGGATCGTGATGGTTGCATCCGTCTGGCCGCACTCCGCGTGCGCAATATCCGTGCTCAGGCTGGCGGCACTGTTGGCGATATCACCTGGGCGGCGTACGTCATGGCCACCGATGCATGGGGCTATACGCGCGATACCCGCTGCGAGGTGCTGGTCGGAAAGCTGGTGCGCCGAATTGTCCAGCGCGGAGCCCCTACCGGTATGAAGGCCGAGCGTCTGGCCACCTCTGTCAGCGCCGACAATATCTATTCCGGCGGGCTGAACGATCTGGGTCTGACCATGTGGGCCGTGACGTGGGAACAGGAGTTCCGCCTGGATGATGAAATCGACCTGGCTACCCTCCCGGACTTCCTGCGACTGGGGGCAACGCTTCAGGTCAGCGACGGCATCGACCCCATTAAAGGCGTTATTAACGTAAGAGAGCCGTAACGATGAAGAAACATATTAAGCCCGCCCGCGCGGGACTACAGGTGCGTAAAGCCGATGGCCAGCGCCTGAATCCCGAAGGGGAAGAGCTGCCTGTAAGTGCGTGGTGGCGGCGTCGCGAAGCCGAAGGTGATGTTGTTATCACCGGTATTAAGGCGGAATCCGTAACTGAACCGGCGGAAGCCGTAACCGAACTGGCGGAAGTCCGCCAGACCCGAACCGTAAAGGAGAAGTGATATGTCGTCACTGGGTAATATTCCTGCTGATATCCGCGTTCCGCTGGTGTACATCGATATTGATAATTCTCAGGCGCTCGACAGCGCCCCGGCGCAGTCGCGGAAAATTATCGTCATCGGCCAGCAGAGTGCGACCGGCACCGCTGCCGTTCTGACACAAAACCGTATCACCAGCGACGGCACCGCTGACCAGCTCTACGGTAAAGGCTCCATGCTGGCCGGGATGCTCAAAACCCTGCGTAAGGCCAACAGCTATACCGAAGTGTGGGCGATGGGCCTGGCTGATATCGCCGCCGGTGCTGCCGCAAAAGCAGAGCTGGCCATTACTGGCCCGGCCACCGCTGCAGGTACGCTGGCCCTGCTGGTTAACGGAATCTCGGTGCAGGTCGGCGTCAGCGCTGAAGCGACAGCGGACACCATCGCAGCCTCCATCATCACCGCCGTCAATAAACTCCCGGACACGCAGGTTATCGCCGCGCTGAAAGCCGCATCAACAACGTCAGTCACCCTGACCACCAACTGGCAGGGCGCGACCGGCAATGCGATGGACATCCGTCTCAACTACTACCCCGGCGAGCAGACACCGGCAGGCGTTGCCGTGGCTGTGACTGCGTTCACCGGCGGCACCGGCACCCCGGATATTGCGGCTGTCGTCGCGGCGCTGGGCGATGACTGGTACACCGATATCGTGTTTCCGTACAACGACACGCAGAGCCTGAACACTGTCCGGGATGAGCTGCTCGAACGCTGGGGACCGCTCAAGATGATTGAGGCGCAGCTCTGGACGGCGTTCCGGGGCACTCATGCCGAAAGCGGCACCTTTGGTGAAACCCGCAATGACTGGCTGATTTCCTGCATCGGGACCAACATCGCACCGCAACCGCACTGGATGTGGGCGTCATCCTATGGCGGCATAGCGTCCTACTATCTGGCCAACGACCCGGCCCGTCCGCTGCAGACGCTGGTGCTGCCGGGCATCCTGCCGCCGGTCAAAACGGTGCGCTGGGACATGCCGGAGCGCAACCTGCTGCTGCATGACGGCATCGCTACCCATTACGTTGACGCCAGCGACAACGTCTGCATCGAGCGTGAAATCACGATGTACCGCGTCAACCAGTACGGCGATACCGATACCTCGTACCTCGACGTGCAGTCACCGGCGACGCTGGGGCGTATCCGCTACGTCATCAAAAACCGCTTCACCACCCGCTACCCGCGTCACAAGCTGGCCGGTGATGATGTACTCGACTTGCTTGATCCGGGCCAGCCGGTGATGACACCGAAGATTGCCCGCGCCGAGCTGCTGGATATCGCGCTGACTGAGCTGATCCCGGCGGGTCTGGTTGAGGACTTCGACGACTACAAAGACACGCTGGATGTCTATCTCGATGGCGCCGACAAAAACCGCCTGAACTTCATCTGCCACCCGAACCTGGTTAATCAGCTGCGTGTGCTGGCCGGTCTCGTCCAGTACAAACTTTAAGGAGTCACTATGAGCATTCTGGGTATGGCGGCCATTCGCATTAATGGCCGTGAAATCAAAACTGAGGGGAAATCCACCCTCAATCCGGGCGGTAAAACGCGCACCCAACATATGGGCGGCGGCAAGGTCTGGGGCAACTCAGGCAAGATGGCAGGTCCCTCGATCCAGATGACCATCGCTGCAGCGCAGGACATGGACGTTATCGAAATCAGTGGCTGGGAGGGGGTCACCGTCATGTTCGAGGGTGATAACGGCCTGACCTACATGATGACCGGCGCGGCGACGGCTGAACCGGCCACGCTGGAGGAGGACGGCGGCACTATCAGCGCCAACTTCATCGGCGAAAAACTGGTGAAGGTGTAAATCATGGCTGAGATGAAAATCACTTTAAAGCACGGTTACATCGCCGGTAAAGGCACTGACGATGAGATCCGCTACAAAGAAGTCACCTTCCGTGAACTGACCTCAAAAGACGTTATCGACGCCCAACTGGAAGCTGAGCGCGTGGTCATCGGCGAGAACGGCAAGGCCGTCGCGTACTGCTCTGAGGTCCTTATGGGGCTGGCACTGCTGCGTAAGCAAATCCTTTGGGTGGGTGAAATCCCCGGACCGCTGTCGCTTAAACAGCTTTACAGCTTCCACCCGGAAGACCTTGAGCTGCTGTCCAGCAGCGCGAGCAAAATGGATGACCTCGTGACGGAGACCGCTGGCCGGGGGCGACCTGATGCCGCTGGCGACGGCGCTCAGTAATCTCATCGTCAATTTGTCTCAACGTTTTGATATGTCCTACCTGCAGCAGTTGCCTCTCCGGCAGCTGCTGCGCCTGACAGAACAGCTGAGGAAGCAACATGGCAAACCGCCTCACCACTGAAATACTCATCAATCTGTCAGGTAACCTGACCGCGAAAGCCCGCCAGTACGGAGCCAACATGTCCGAGTTCGCCCGTACAAATCAGAGGGCGATGTCAGTTGTTAAAGCCACCTCTGCTGCTGCAGGTCGAGGGCTTGATGCATTGGGTAATCGCTACACAACAATGATTGCGGGTTTTGCCGGGGGGGCTCTGTTACGAAATTATCAACAATTAGATAGACGTTTAACTCGAATGGGGATTACTGCAGGTAAAACACGAAAAGAGATTGCTGATATTTTCGATACCTCACAAAACGTAGCGATTAAGTTTGGAGTCGATACCAGCGAAATTCAGGGGGCCTTTGAGGAAATCAACGGCCGGTCTGGGGATCTGAATCTTGCGCTCAAGAACACCGACAACATAGGAATGGCGATAGCCGCTTCAGGAGCCGATGGCGCGACTCTTGGTGGACTCATCGCTGAGTATAAAAAACTTCAGATAGAAGATAAAAAGCAGACTCTACTTGCTCTGGATGGAATGAACCGGCTAGGTAAGGAAGGTGCTTTCGAACTTAAGGATGCCGCTGAAAAATTACCTGCTTCTCTTTCTATGTACGCCGCTGTTGGCGGGAAAGGTGTTAAAGGCGCAATGGATGTGATGACCGTTGCAGAATCTGCTATGGATGTAACAGCCAATAAAGATAAAGCAGCAACAGCCGTCGAAAATTTTATTCGTGACCTCCAGAATCCAAAGGTTGTTAAGACGTTGCAAAAAAATGGCATCAACGTTTTCGATGACAATGGTTCAATGCGACCCCTTCCTGACTTACTTCAGGAAACCGCTGCGAGATCTTCCCGTGGAGGCATAAAAAAACAACGCGGACGCCTCACTGAAGCCGGGTTTAATCAGGACAGTATGGATTTAATTGCAGGCGTTACCGGAGAGGCAGGCGCAAAAAAATTAAAAACTTATATGGGCGTAGTTGCCGATGGTCAGAGCATTATTGAGGATGCGGCTTATGCATCACAAGATTTCACATCAGCTATGCAACGCCTCGCAACAACCCTGGAAAAATTCGCTAATAAGAATCTGGCTAAGCCTATTCAGGAACTTGCGGATGTCATTAATAACTTAGACCCAAAAGTTGTCCAGGAATGGCTGGAGTTCGGTAAGAATGTAGCCATTTCGATAGGTGGGATTATTGCTGCAAGGAAGGCGTTCAAGTTTGGTAAAGATATCTGGGATATGTTTTCACCTGGCAAAGGAAAGGGGATACCAGGAGATGTAGCAGACGTTTTTGGTTCCGGGGTAATGCCTGTTTATGTGACCAACTGGCCAGCCGATGGGGTGGGCGGAAAAGGAGAAAATAAGGTTGACGATCTTCTTGATGCTTCCTCTGATCTTCCTGGTTGGCCGGGAATGCTCGCTCGTGGCGGACTAATCATCAGCAAGTTGATGGGTTTGACTGGGATGGACCCTTTTTCGGATGAAGGGCGTAACGAACTCCTTAAAAGAGTTCAGCAGAATAATGAGCGCTCAACGATGTGGGATGACTTAAAGAACTGGCTTGATTCATCGAGTCAGTCACCTGCAGGCTATCAGGACCCGTCACCGTGGGCTTCAATGCAGCCCCAGAACCAATATGCTTATCCGTTCCTGCCCCAGCAGCTGAAAGGCAGTATAGAGGTCTCCGTTAAAGATGATCGGGTTCAGGTGACCAACGTCAAGGTCAATGCCCCCGGCGTCACCCTGAGCGCCCAGTCTGGCGTCAGTAATGTGGAGCAGGACTGATGGCCACTAAATGGGAAGACCTGCGTGATGCCTCGTTCCGGGGCGTCCCGTTCTTTTTCCGCGACGTCGAGGGCGCTGGCGGTCGCCGTGCTATCCCCCACGCTTACCCCAAAAAAGAGGTGGGCTGGACGGAAGACCACGGCGCGGTGCTGACTCAGCAGCAGATTAACGCAATCCTGCTCGGCAGTGACTACATCGACCAGATGAACCGCCTGCTGGCGGCGCTCAATACCGCCGGTCCCGGCGAACTGGTGCATCCGTGGTTCGGCGTTCAGAAGGTTCAGGTGGGCCGCGTTACGCATCGTCTCTCCACCGAAGAAGGCGGCATTGTCTACATTTCCTTTGAGGTGTACGAGGCTGGCGAGCAGTTGTTCCCGTCCGGCACCGAAGACACCAGCGCCACCACGCTCAGCGCGGCGGATAAGGTCAAGGAAGCGCTGGCCAGCGGGGATTATTTTGCGGCGCTCGATGGCGTCGGCAGCATGGTGGACACGCTTCTTGAGGACATGGAGGGCTTTGTCACCAGCATGCCGACCCTGCCGGATGCGCTCAGTGAGTGGATGGACCGCCTCAACCGGTTTAAGGACCTCGCCGGTATTGTGGCCGCCGCACCTGGTGAAATGATCCGCGATATCACCGGCCTCATCAGTGATATGAAAGACCTCGTCTCTGAGCCTCCGTTCGCCCTGCGGGTCTATGACCAGTTGCGCGACAAATGGGAAGGTGACCGGGCAGCACAGTCCGCAACCAAATCTCTGGTCGATAACATCAGCGTGAACACCGATACCGGCTTTGCCAGCAGCGTCACACCGGCATCGACGCCGGAGACCACTGCAGCGATGGAGACCAATATCGAAGACTTCCGGCGTCTGGTCATCATTTCCACGCTGGTCGCTCAGGCTGAAGCGGTGGCCACAGCAACCTTCGAGACCGGTCAGGATGCGCAGAATACCGGCGACCAGCTGGCTGAGCGTCTCGGCGAGACCGCAGCGGAAGCTGTCGAAAGCGGTCTCCGTGAATTGTGGCGCTCCCTTCGCGAGCTGCGGTTCGCGGTGGTGAATGATGTGCGTATTCGCAGCATCCAGCTGCCGGAGCTGCGCCGCGTCACCCCGGCCCGGACAGTACCGGTGATGCTGCTGGCTTACCGCGAGACCGGCGACGCGGAGAACCGGGACGAACTGGTGACCCGCAACCGGCTGCGCTATCCCTCCTTTATTACGCCTTCACAGACGATTGAGATCATCAGCAATGACTGAAGAGTTAACCCTGAACGTTGATGGCAAGGTCTGGGGCGGCTGGACCGACATGACCATTAACCGCTCGCTGGAGTCTGTGGCGGGCGAGTTCGACCTGACCGTCACCGCCCAATGGTCATCTGCCGCGCCGCGCTCCATCAAGCCCGGTCAGTCCTGCACGGTCTCCATCGGCAGCGACCGCGTCATGACCGGCTACATCGACGACTTCATTCCCAGCTATGATGCGGAGAATGTCTCCCTGCGCGTGATGGGGCGCGACAAAACCGGCGATCTGGTGGACAGCTCGGTGGTCGATAAGTCCGGCCAGTGGAAAGGTCTGAAGCTGGAGCAACTGGCAGCCACCATCTGCAAGCCCTACGGCATTGAGGTGGTCAACGAGACCGACACCGGCGACGCCTTTGGCAGCATCACCCTCGAGCAGGGTGAAACCGGCTTTGAACTGCTCGACCGGCTGGCCAAACAGCGCGGCGTTCTGGTGACCTCAGACGCTTACGGACGGCTGGTCATCACCCGCGCATCCACCCGGAGGGCGGGAGTAAGACTGACCCTCGGTGACAATATTCTGGCCGCCCGTGGCCGCTTCAGCTGGCGTGAGCGTGCCAGTCAGTACATCGTCAAGGGCTCCGCCAGTGCGGGCGGTGTGACATGGGATGACCAGCCTGTGAAGATGGTCGGCGGGCGTCAGACCGTAGTCAGCGACCCGGAGATCACCCGCTATCGTCCGAAGATTCTGGTTAACGAGGATAGTCTGACGGTCGGCGGTGCCAGCGCCCGTGGGGAGTGGTACAAGACCCGCATGATGGGGGAAGCCAACACCACTGAAATCACCGTGGCAGGCTGGCGGGAGAATGGTGCTACCGGGCCGCTCTGGCAGCCTAACCTGCTGGTGCCGGTGACCGATGAAATCCAGCAACTCGATGTCACCTGGCTGATTAAGACAGTTTCCTTTATGGAAGGCGATCAGGGGCGTCTGACTGTGCTGTCACTGGTGCCGCCTGAGTCGCTGGATATGCCTGAACAGAAAGCTAAAAGTAAGGGTAAAAAGGCGAAGTCGAAGACTTCAGTGGGGGTGACATGGGACTGAAGGAGGTCAACTTTTCCCGCTCTATCGCGGCTATAGGTCGCCGCCTGCGCCTGATGGTGGACCGCGCGCTGGTGCGCATTGTGACGGACAGCCTCGGTCGGCAGAACCTGCAGGTGCAGTCGCTGGCCGATGAGACCAATGACGACGTTGAGCGCTTCCAGAACTACGGGTTTACCAGCGTTCCGCCTGCGGGCTCAGAGGCGATTGTCGTCGCCGTGGGCGGACGTCGTGGCGGTCTGGTGGCCATCGCTGTCGAGGATAAAGGGAGTCGCCCCCGTGGCGGCGAAGAAGGCGACGTTATTCTTTATCATCAGGAAGGCCATATTATTCGCCTGAAAAAGAATGGCGTGATTGAAATAACAGGGAAGACGGTAAATGTGGTTGCCGAAGAGAGCTGTGACATTATCGGTAAACAGATAAATGTCACCGGCCCCACCAACTTTACTGAAGATATTATGGTTAAGGGTAAAAGCTTCCTTAAGCATTTTCATAAAGACGGGGATGGTAAAGATACTTCCGAGCCTAAATGACCATCAGAATAAACTGGCACCTGCCCGCTGGCGGCGATATCGAGATTGAACACAATGGCCTTTCGTTTGACGAGGGCCTTGTTTCTTTGGTGTATATCTGCCTGTTTACTGATGCGCGGGCAGATACCAGCGACGAAATACCCGACGGCACCGATGACCGTCGCGGCTGGTGCGGTAATTCTTACAGCGATTTTGAATGGGGCTCAAAACTCTGGCTGATTGACCGTGAAAAGCTGACCGAAGAGGTCAGGCTCCGCGCGGAGAATTACGCCCGTCTGGCCATGCAGCCGTTATTGCGTTACGGCTACGCAAGAAATGCGCAGGTTATTGCGACTATTCCCCGTATTAACTGGCTGGCATTAACCATTATTCTCACCCGCCCGGATAAAACCGAGTTAACCGTCGAAATAAAGAAACGCTGGGAGGCGGTAGAAAATGGCTACATTTAATGTCCCGACACTCCGCCAGCTTATTCGTGCCGGTATTCAGGATTTAGAGATTGAACTCGACCAGGAATTACCGATTGTTGGCGTTGAACGTGCGTTAAATACCGCTTTCAGCGGCGCTTTACGCGACGTCTACGATTATCAGACGTGGATTAAAAATCAGATCATCCCGTCAGAGCAGTCTGCCGACGAAACCATTATTGATACTGCCCGCTATGAAGGCGTTATTCGTAAGGCCGCATCCTATGCCAGCGGCCCGGTCACCTTCACCGGCACAAAGCCGCTGGTGCTCGATACCGAGATGCAGACGCAGGACGGCGTACGCTTCCACGTCACCGCCACCAGTGACCCGTCAGCAGGCAAAATCACCGTCACCGTGCAGGCTGACGAAACGGGCCTCAGCGGCAACCTGACGGCGGGCGAGGTTCTGACCCTCATTTCCCCGGTGGCCGGGGTGAACAGCGACGGTGTGGTGGCGGATGCCGGGATTTCCGGCGGCGCGGACGTCGAGTCCGTGGCCGAACTGCTGACGCGCCTGCTGTACCGCAAGCGCAACCCGCCCACCGGCGGTGCACTGCATGATTATGTTATCTGGGCCACCGAACTGCCGGGTATCAGCCGGGCATGGGCCTTTGACTGCTGGCACGGGCTGGGTACGGTGGGCCTTGCGTGGGTCTACGACCAGCGCAGTGACATTATTCCGACCGGCACCGACCGCGAAGCCATGCAGGTGTACATTTTTCGCCATCAGGACCCGGCCACGGGGACATACGTCGGCAAGCCCGGCGGTATCGAGGTCTGGCCTATCCCGCTGACGCTCAAGCCGGTACCGCTTAACATCCGCGTCATCCCCGACACTGCGGCCATTCGTTCTGCGGTCACCCTGAGCCTGCAGGCGCTGTTCCGCTCCGTTTCTCCGGGTGACACATTGAAGCTCTCTGCCATCCGCACGGCCATTGGCTCATCGACGGGCGTCACCGACTACGAGCTGGACCTCACCACCAGTCAGGCCAGCGAGAACTACGAGCTGTTAACGCTGGGGGTTATCACATGGCTCATCGTGTAGAGGACTGGCAGGACGTCCTGCAGCAGCTGATGCCACGCGGTAAAGCGTGGCCACGCGACCAGACGGCGGCGCTGACGTCACTGCTCCGGGGCTTCAGTTCCCGCCTGCAGCTGGCGGAGGCAAACGCGGATTTGCTGGTCACCGAGATGCGCCCGGAGACCACTGACCTGCTGCTGGCCGACTGGGAGGATTATCTCGGTCTGCCGGACTGTAACGCCATACCTGACGGCTTCGACCGCCGCCGCGATGCCGTGGTGGAGAAGTATCACCGCAAGGGCGGGCTGGCGACCTGGCAGATTGAGCAGGCCGTGAAGGATGCGCTGGGCTTCACCATTCAGGTGACCGAAATCCTGCCGCATCACGTGATGCGCGACATCATGTATCCGATTTATTCCCACAAATACCGCTACCTGCTGCAGGTGACGGTCACGGATATGCCGATGATCCGCTTTCGCAGTATCAGCAACGTCCTGACGCCGTTAATTAGTTTGCAGGCGCAGATACTGGAATGTTTTTTACGTCGTTACCGGCTGGCCGGGCACGATTATGATTTTCTTTACGAGGTTTAATTATGTATCACCTGGATAATGCCTCTTCCGTTCCCGATATGCCCGCCATTCACCCGGTGTTATTTACCGAGCGCCGCTGGTTTACTGAAGGCGGCGACGGTATTCAGCCGAGTTATCCGGGCGCGGACTGGTTTAACGCTATTCAGGCGGAAATGCTGAACGTGCTGGCGCTGGCCAATATCACGCCGGATAAAAATGCACTGGACCAGTTTGCGCAGGCCATCCGTATTTTCTCCTCGGACTATATGCTGCCGCCGGGGATTCCGTTTGCATGGCCGGGGGCGACAGCGCCGACCGGTTTCATGCTGATGCTGGGTCAAAGCTTCGATAAGGTGGCGTATCCTCGCCTTGCTGTAGCGTATCCCTCCGGCGTTCTGCCGGACATGCGCGGCCAGACTATCAAGTTTTTACCCGCCTCCGGGCGTGCGCTGCTGTCCTATGAATCCGATGGCGTGAAGCTTCATGCCCACGATGCGACGATTAACAGTACCGACCTCGGCACGAAACAGACGAGCGACGATAACGAGCACTTTCACCAGGGCGGAATGCTCGCACCGGGTGACGTGTGGGATGATAATTATGTTGTCGGCTCAGACAACGACTCCCGTCGTACCCGTAACAACACCAGTACCGCCCCGGCTCACCATCACACAGTCTACATCGGTCCACATGCGCACACGGCCACTGTGGCCAGCACGGGTAATACCGAAAACACCGTCAAAAATATCGCCTTTAACGCCATCGTGAGGTTAGCGTAATGTCATTTGAATTTTCTCAAAGCCCGCAGGCCATCTGGCTTTATCAGTACGATGCCGATGGTGTTTATATTGGTTCCGTCTTTATGACGATCCCGGCGGGGACGGGGCTGCCCGTTAATACCACGCATATTCCCTGTGAACCGAATAAAGGCCAGACCGGTATATTTAAAGATGGCGTCTGGGAATATGTGGAAGATATTCGCGGGACTCGTTACTGGAATATTCACGGCACCGGCTTTGTTATTTCCACGCTGAGTGAGTCACTGCCTGTATGGGCCATTACCACTGAACCACCAGTCGCTGATGCCGGTTACGTTCTGCTGTTCACCGATGGCCAGTGGTCGCAGGTTGAAGATAAGACCGGTCAGCTTTATTACGAGAGCAACGGGACGAAGCACGTCGTTTCTGACGCATGGTTCACCCTGCCGGACGGATGCACGTTCGTCGCCCCGCCAGAAGAAAAGCCGACGTTCGTCACCCGCTGGAACGGCACCGAATGGATCTACCTCAAAGACCTGCGTGGTCAGCTTGCCTGGAATACCGAAACCCGTGAATCAATAACGATACTGGAGGTTGGCCCTGCTCCTGACGGTTACACCCTCAAAATGCCGGGCCAGTTTGATGAGTGGGATGGCTCAGCCTGGGTGAAAAATGCAGAGGCCGAGCGGGCTTACCTTACCGCTCAGGCTGAGCGTCAGAAGGCTAAGCTGCTGTCTGCGGCATCTGAGCAGATTTCACTGCTGAGCTATGCCGTCAGCAGCGGTCAGGCCACTGATGAAGAGAAAGCACAGCTTGCAAGCTGGGAAGAGTACCGTCTCGCCGTAAATCGCATGGATACCACGGCAACCGACATTGTCTGGCCACAGAAGCCGTAAGGAGTCGTTATGTACCATCTCGACAACGTCAGCGGCGTCCCGGAGATGCCGGAACCGAAAGACACTCAGTCTATTTCTCCACGTTGGTTTGGCGAAAGTCAACAACAAGGCGGGATAAGCTGGCCGGGGGCAGACTGGTTCAATACGGTACAGGCTGAGCTCCTGAACCTGCTGGAAGCAGCAGGTATTGAACCAGAAAAAAAATCTTTTGATCAGCTTTCCAGAGCTATCCCTGTGTTGGGTGATGCCGGGCTTCGGACTGACCTGAAAGGAGATGACGGTGCCGGATTGTCGGGGTTTAAGAAAAACTTCCCCGGTTGTAAAACCACCACAGTATTCGACGAGCTCAGTACAGGCCTGTCGTTATCCCCTGAGCATTTCCGAGGGGCGGACTTTGCTTCAACTGACGACGAGCTATTTGCTGCAATGTTTGCTGCGATTGATGGCTATGCCGACTGGCCAGCAGGATTCGGTGTTGTACCCGGAGTCATTGATTTGCGTGGGAGGGAATATACGCTCACTCAGGAGCACGTTTGTACAAAAGGGCTCAATATTACCGATGGTGTTATCCGATTTAATGGTGGGCGGATTGTATTTGGTGAGTTAGGAAGCACATCAACAATAACCTACGCTTTTAAGGGGCTTAGCCTTATTTATGAGGGCGCGGTAAATTATCCTTACGCCCTTATTGAAGTCAGGACCTGTTTCAATGTTGTGCTTTCTGCGAGTTACATCAACGCTGGAAAATCAACTTACAGGGCACGTTATGGGGTTTTCCTTGGTTCCCGTCGTGGATGGGGAATTGCTGTTCCCAGCGGGTATTATACCGGTGGAGAATGCACTGTCAGGGTCGGTAAAGCCGGGGATCATACCGGTATTTTCATTGGTTCAGGGGCAACAATCGACCACGGCAGAGTGTGTAACTTGATGCTGTGTAACCCGGCAGGGTTCGCAATCACGGGTGCGAACATTGAGCATTCCGAAAATGGAGCCCCTGCAATCATTATTACCAGCAACACAAACGATTCGAATAACTACGCGCACTCAGGTTTCATTTCCGGCCTTTATAATTACAACGTCGGTAATGGTAGTGCTGGTTCTGCGATGGCTCCTGCAGGGCTACTGATAGGGCACGACGCTCCAGGAACCTTAGGATGGGATGTTGAAGGGCAGTTAATCACAAGCCAGAACACCGCTTTAAATATTGAAGTCCAGAATTGCTATTTTGTTTCTGATAAGCAGGAATATGCGATAAAACTCAGAGGGCTGGGCGGGCTCAATGTCAGGAACGTGACTTATATTTATAACAATGCCGATGGCGTAGGCATTTTATATGAAGGTACCTGTTCGCGCTGTTTTGCAACGGATAACAGAAACCAGAATACTGGTGTGTATGATGAGGTCGGATATAAATCGTCGAATATACCGATGACAGGTGATTTGAATGGCTCATGGGCTCCGGCTCTGTCTGACTCTGCCGGAGTGGGCTCATATTCACGGGATACTTATGGCGGTCGATATGTCGTATCAAATGGCATGTGCACAATTTCAGGGTGGATGACCATAAAAGAGGTCATTGCTGCTGCGACAGGGACCCTGCAGGTTATGTTACCAAGGGCTGCAAGGTTGGGTTCTCGTGCTGGCAACCCTGTCGGGGTATTCAATATTGCAGGCTCAATACCTGTAAACATCGGAGGCTCTTCTACCACTGTGCCTACGGCAATGTTTCCGGTGATTGGTCACGTTCTGGATGGCGGGAACGTTATGAACCTGATTCTTTCTAACGGTCAAAGGTTACCCGCAAGCGCGATCGTGGCAGGAACCGATTTTCGGTTCTCTCTTTCTTATCCAGTAATCGTTCCAAAAAATCTAAGTTAAGGACTATTCATATGAGCCTGGTAAAAACGGTCACTTTTAAAGGTATCCCAATACCCGATGCTGTGCATGTTATTGATGAAATCAATATATACGGTGAGGAAATGACTTTCGTTCTGGTTATGAGGGCCTCGGCAAAATCTGAGCGGCTGACTGGTGTCACCTATGTCTGTCCTTATGACAAAAACGATAGTTCACCCGAGGAGCAGGCGTTTCGGCACCTTTTGACTCTCCCTGAGTTCGCGGACGCCAACTACCTTCAAGATTGATTAAAATACGATCACCAACAGCAGGCGCAGTATCAATACGTTTCTGTTGGTGGTATCAAAAATTTTAATTAGGCACGGTTGCGCGGGGTATCAATTATTTTTCAAATCAGTATCAAATTTTTTCGCGCGCTATAATACACCAGGCTATCCCAATGAAAATTACTGTGTTTACTGCCCCTGATTGTCCGAAATGTCGCATGACGCTTACCCGCTTTTCTCTGGCTGGGGTGGACGTGAATGAGATCCCGCTGGTGGACAACGCAGATCTCGTTCGCCTGACACAAAATACCGGTGCGCCGCTGGTGGTGGTGGTCAACGATTCGGGCCGTGTGACGGGTTGGGGTGGGTTCCGGCCAGATCTTATTGCGACAACTGCCAATGGCTGGAGTGTCGGGTCACTCGATATCCCCCCGTCGCTGGTTAATCACGTCCTTCACTGAGGTAAACGCCATGCACAATATCTCTGTCGAAATCCCTGCGGCCCTCGGCGTACATCCTCCTTCAGGAGCGGATGTCGTGCTTATAGACGATCTGAATAACGCCCTCGCCGGTGCTGGCTTACCGCAACTGAAGATAGAGCCGATAACGTGGACACCGCCATCAGGCCGACCGGTGATCTACCGGTCTGAGGTTCCCGATATCCTGCGCATTGCAGGTATAAACCCTGACACCTCTGACATGGTGAAAACCTTCTGTTCCGGGCCACTGCCGATTGACGATAACGAGCTGGATGCCCTTCTGGAGATGCGCGAACGGGACGGTCATAGCGAAAGCTTCAGGATCGCGCTCTGTGGGGCGCTGGACGCGATTCTCATTCGACTCTACTCAGCAGAGCGTCAGCTTCGTTGAAACGCCAGTAAAGACGCTGGTGGCCTCATATGAGGTATCAATCGGCTCGGTTCCGTCTCAATAATTTAAAGAGAGCACGGTATATGAGTCCTGAAGAAGAAAAAGTGCTGCATCAGCGGCTGATACAGCTTGGCGATATGATGGGGGATGGCCTGCACTATGAGCGCGACGGTCAATGGATCACCCGGGAGTACAAAGCCACGTTGCGGGCGCTGGGGCTTTTGAAGGCTCCCAAGCGTAAGCATAACCCGACCAAAACACTCGCTGTGGATGAGCGAATGGCACAACGTGTGAAGGACGTAGCCTGTACCCAGTGCGCCGGGAAACTGAAACAGGTGCGCTCCGGGTCTCTGAAAGCGCAATGCACCCGGTGCAAAACCAAGTTCACCCTCCTGAAAACCATTAAGTAACTATACCCGCAGCTGGTGGTCACCCCACCAGCATAAAATATACCCGAAACTGTGACACCTGCGCTTGCCTGCCTCAATGTCGTGATAGCTGACAACCCCCACGAAGAAAACAAACCTCACACCTGCGATCGTCGTGATGCAACGATTTTGTCGAGCCAATTATATGAAGAGACTGTTATGAAAGACTTCCATTTCCTGTATGTCGAACTCCTGGTCGAATTGCTTCGACTGGTCAATTTTCTTCTGCCGTTGTGGTTTGGTAGTTGAAAATAGCAGGTAATACCCGGGCAAGACCTTCCCGTTTTTTTAAAATAAAAGGGCGCACATAGCGCCCTGTCAGAAAGGTATTTTGAAGCAGCAGACTACTTACGAAACTCCCATTGTTTAATCAGCTTTTTGACAAACGTCTCGCCATAGATCTCATGTGACTCCATGTATGCACAAAGCTGTATCAGGGTCATCATGCCATCGCGAAGGGTATCGCATGACTCGTTACGGCAATAGGCCGTGAGTTTGTACATATTCGCCCCGCAAACGTCCGGGTTGTAGAGATTAACAATCAGGCTTGCCGCGAATTTCTTTCTCTCTGCGATAGCGCCCAGATAAGCCAGCTCCCTTTTCAGGTCTTCCGGGATAGGTGTGACAGCACACGCTCGCGGGTTCAGGTTTATCTGGATATGGTCAAAGTCGAGTTCCTGCATTGTCCTGGTTCCTTCTGCTGATATTCGGTATCCGTCTGCCGGGCCACACGATTCTGCATGTAATGCCCTTCATATCACCATTGTACCGGATACCTGCAATTTGCCCCGTAACTACCGGTGCTGATGATAAAAAATATCTTTATTTTGCGAACGATATACACCAGTCCGTCCTGATTTCGTCAGCTGAATTGTGCCGGGTAAGCTGGTTGCCATGTGAGTGACCTAATGGAGAACACCATGCAGCACACTGCAACCACACACCCGCAACCGGCTAACACCGTGAGTATCGTCAGTACGACCTACGGTCAGACGCTGGTGGTACTGAACGGGAAATGTCTCTACTGCGCACCACCAGAGCGAGGAGACGAAGCCCGGCAGCTGGCATCAACCACTGCCGGGGCACTCAACGTGCCGGTCGATGTCGTCCACCTCGATACATTTGCTACCGATACAACCGAAAGCCAGCTGATGGCCCGCTTTGAAAACCAGAATGCCGGGCCGTGGTATAGCCATGCGTTTACCATCGCGTTCAGTGTTGAATACCCGGCGAAGAGTAGCGATGACATTCCACCAGCGGAATTACACCGTGCATTGATGAAGCGGGCCAGAGAGTTTACCGGTGATCTGGATGCGCTGGTGGAAGCCTGCGGGGCATCTTATGACAGTTATCAGATGGGGTAACTCCTGCTGGAAATGACCGCATTCTGCTGGCGTTTTCAATGAGATATCGCCAGCCGCTTTGGTAGAGTTTTCCAGATAGCAAGCGAACATCATAGCCAGTGGCAAGAGGTAAACCTATATGAATTCTGTCTGTCTTGATTACGAGAAAGTGGATTTTCTGGCGAATCTCCTGATCCCCACCCTCGCCAGACACCCCATCAGTAACAGTTTCCCGGAGCGCGGCCTCGCACTTAAGGAAAAGCACCCTGAGCTGGTGGGCTGGCCCGAGCGCAAACTGGGTGAAGTGGAAAATTACCAGAATGCACTGTCCAGACAGCTACCGAGCCTGAACAGCATGTCCTTGCCGGAGTTTATCGACTTCATTCTCACCCCGCATGTCGCGGAGTATGTTCTTGAGCAGGTTGGCACTCCGCTTGCTGAAGAAACCATGCAGCTGTTTATGGCGAAAGTGAAGGCATAACGCGGTTTTCAGCCCCATATACTCCAGATCATAACCGGCCTTAATGGTCGGTTTTTTTTGTGAATTTTCTGCCCCGAAAGCCTTCGTCACCTGCGGGGAGCGTGGTTAACTGGTTATGTAAACAAAACGAACAACACACATAACTACAGGGGTCTACCATGTTAAATCCAGCTATCTGCGCCATGTTCATGTTTCAGGGCTTCCAGCATGAAGTCTCCCGTCTGACCGCATTATCAGTGGCTAATCCTATCCCCCTCACCTTCAACTGTGACAGCGTACAGACAATGATCTGTGAAACGCTGGCTGGTGGCGAAATTGAATGTGCTCACTGGATGTTGGATGCCGCAGAGCAGATCTGTAAAGCCTGCGAACCTGCGTATCAGGCATCTGAAGAACCGGGAGTCTGGTACTACGACATTGCTGAACGTCTGGGCGCTGAAGTGGCCTGCCGTTGCGTAAAAGGTGATATCAGCACTGACCAATTGGTCGCTGTTGCAGTTAACCTCACTGAGTCATGGAACACGCTGAGCGAAGACAGCAATCAGGAGCCTGATTGCGGATCATATGAAAATACCGTCAGGACGTTGGTAGAACGTGCTGATACAGCAGAAGCGGCTTGCGTAGAAGCAGTCAGAATCCTTGATGGTGGTGAGCGGCAGGCGTTATCAAAGGCGATAGCAATTCTTCGCCCTGTGGCCGCAACGTTGCAGTAG